AGAAGTAGTATCAAAGCAAGACGGTCTAGCGAAAATCGCTCGTGACTTTGCTGAAGTACGTGCACAAGACGAGCATGACGCATTGTTGTCAGTTCTTAAAGGTGTAACACTTTCAGAAGTTGCTTTAGGCGACGCAGGTGGTTCAGGTAACGGCGGCGTTATCGCTTTTGACACAGACGTTGATGCGGCTAACACTGGCTTCTTCGTAGACGTAAACGCGGCTGGCCTACACGGTGCGGCGGCAACTGGCTCATCAGACGCTCGTAAACTATTCGATTCATCTGCAATGGGTGCGGCTCGTGGTGAGCGTTTATTCCGTTCTGTTGGAGCGGCGTTCAAAGACTACGAACCAGATTATATGTACATGGTAACTTCACCAGAAGTAATGGCTGAAATGCGTGCTGCTAACCTAGTAGACGAAGACCGTGTAACTGACGGAAACCTTGAGTTCTCAACAGTATTCGGTGGAAAATTCCGTCTAGTTATGACTCGTGCTAACCAAATGATTTCTGGAGCTTCTGCTGGAGACTTAAATGCTTCTTCAACTAAGTGTTCATACATCATTAAGCCGGGTTCTGTTGCGGCAACTGCTATCAACATGCCAACTCCAGTAGAAGTAGACCGTGCGGCGGCTTCTTACTTAGGTGGCGGTTCAACTAACGTTTGGTATCGTTGGGGTTACATCAACCATCCAATGGGCTACGACTGGGCTGGTGCATCAAATGCATTCGCTTCAAACGCAGTTCTTGGTGCTGGTGGTTCTTACACACGTAAAATGGATAGCTTAAACTTAGGCATCTTACCAATCTTCCACGCATAAATAAAAGGAGGAACTAATGGCTCTAGTTCTTAATACGAACAGCTATGTAGAAATTGCAGATGCTGATGGCTACTTGGAAACTCGTATTGATAGTGCTAACTGGTTTAACGCTACAGACGAGATTCGAGAACAGGCTTTGGTTACAGCAACACAGATTGTTGATGACCACGCTTGGATTGGTTCTGCTGTTAGTTCCTCACAAGCTTTGGCTTGGCCTCGGAAAAATGCAACTTATATAGACAACCGTTTAGGTTTGTCGGTTACGTTTACTCAATCCGAGATACCGAGTCGTGTTAAAGTGGCTGTCTACGAGCAAGCATTACACTTAATTGATAATGAAGATTTACTAATGGGTACTACTCAAACTTTTGAAAGTATTTCTGTTGGGTCAATCTCTATATCAGATAGCAATAATGACGTTACTAGAACTCCAATTAAGTCAACTCAAGCAAACAAGTCTATCAAACCTTTAATTGTTAAGGGTTCAATAGGTCAGGGAGCTAGTTGGTGGAGGTCTAATTAATGTCACTTAAGGCTAAAGTTAGTGCGGCAGTAGATAAGGCTTTTGCGGCTATCGGGGACTTAGCGGTCTCCGGAACTTTATCCAACAAAAACGCAAGTAGTTATGACTTTGCCACAGGGCAAGCAGTATCTACTACAACTAGTAAAACAGTTAAAGTATTTCTAGAAACAACCAACAAATCTTCTGACGAAGCTTTTCAATCAAAAGCTCTGATGAAATCGAATGTTGCTGTTGATGGTTACGATACTATAACTATAGGTACTTCGGTATACAGTATAACAGACTTTCAAGACGATGGCTTTGTAATAACATTGAAATTGGCAAGGGAGACTTTATAATGTATGACTTAATACTTAGAGATGTTGAAACAGTATTTGGTTCATCAGCATGGACAGTAAACAATATTAAGACTTATCCTACAAATTACTTAGGTAATAAGAAGTCTAATAATGAATACGTCTTGATGAACGTACTTCCATCATCTAGTAAAAACTATGCGTATGGAGTTAGTAAAGAGATTACAGGTCTCGTAGCAGTAAAAATATTTGTTAAGGCTGGTGACGGTCAGGGAAGACTAATGGCTATTGCCAACTTACTTGACACTATCCTCGACAATAAAACACTATCTAACGGTACAAAGCTAGGAACATCATATTTAACAGTGGAGGGTTTAGACCCTTCCAATAAGTCGCTTTATAGCGCATCTTACATAATCCCATTTACACATTACGGAGAATAAAAAATGGCACATATTTCATCATTGGGTGCAGGAGTATTCACATACTTAGACATCTTTAAGGGAACAATCCCAGCAAACACAGACACAGCGGCAGAATGTGCGGCTCTATTTGTTGGCTCTACGCCGGGAACTGCAGACGCAGACCACCTACGTATGCCTTCAGTTCGCGAATTCCCATCAGTTGGTACACCAGCTAACATCGTTAACGTTCCTGTTTACGGTCAAAAGACATCTTCACAGGTTCAAGGTCAAGCAGACGCTCCTTCATTAGAAGTTACTGTAAACTACAATGCGGGCGACATGTCAGCAATCCACGACCTAATTGGTACACCTTGTATCTTCCGTTTCATGATGGCAAGTTCTGCTATTACTGAAGACGAAGGTGCGGATTCAACAATTACTCCAGAGAACACAGAGTTCTATTTCTCAGGAAAAATTGAAGCTATCTTGGTTAACCCTGCGTTAACAGACGCAACAACTGCGACAGTTACTTTGTCAGCACAATCTGATTTCTTCGGACCAGCTACACTGTAATATCAATTAAGGGGGTTCCTTAACAGGGACCTCCGACCTATCAGAGAGATACAATGGAAAAACCATTTAGTAAGGCTTTCGTTATGCGTACTACATTTAGACACATGAGGAGAAGCGTAGACATTAGTATCCGTAAATCTTTTGAACGATTCAAAGACTTTGATAATGAGTCAAAGGCGGGACGTGAGATTATGGAAACACTATCAGTATTGCACACAGTTAGGAAGATGCTTGACGATTTTCAAGCTAACAATTCAGAACTGTTTAATGAAAAAGATAAATTATAAATTATAAAGAGAGATGTTATGAAACATTTAGTAGGAAAAGTAATTAAGAAAAAAGTCCCATTCATGGGCGACGAAGTTGAAATTAGAAAACTATCTGTAGCTGAAGTTATGGATGTTCAGAAGATGGTTAACAAAGCAACTAAAGCCAAGGGCGAAGACGCTCAACTTGGCTTACTTCGTGATGTAATTCGATTAGCCACTATTGGCGCTGAAGAAATCTCAGATGAAGATTTCAACACATTTCCTATAGCAGAACTTAACGAGTTGTCAACAGCAATTCTAAGTTTCTCTGGTTTAGGTGATGAAGAAACGGGAAACTAACACCCTCTGAAGAGTCTATATATGAGCTTGCCTATGCATTAGGTATGCCTGTATACCAGCTTCAAGGAGAAATGCCTTATACAGAGTTCTTGAAATGGATAGAGTTCTTCAGAAGAAGGCCAGTAGGTTGGAGAGATGACCACCGAACAAGTATGATTATGAATGCTTTCGGTGTGAAAGAAAAAGGTGCAAACCTATTCCCATCCTTAAAAGTTATAGCAGATAGAGCAGAAGCCGAGAAGGCCAAGGGAAATGCACTACCAACAGGTAAGTTCTTAGAAATGATGAGGAACGCCAAAGGTGGTGACGACTCTGGTTGGGAGATGTTCAAAAAGGAGTAACTAATGGCAAACAAGATTTCAATGAAAATTGTTAATTTTGAAAAAGAAATGCAGAGGGTTGAGCGCGAAGTTCAACGCCTCGCTAACAGAGATATAGAAAAACGTGTTGACTTTGCGGTCAATACACTAAGAGTTGTAACACCAATAGACACAGGCGAAGCTCGTGCCGGTTGGGAAGACAAAACATTTCGCGGAAAAGATGGATACTTAGATGGCACTATTAATAATGATGTAGAGCATATAGAGTTCCTAAACCGTGGTCACAGTAGACAAGCACCTCAATACTTTATTGAACAAGTTTTAATAAAGATTGGGTTGCTGAAGCCTTGATTAATTCTTTAGCCCAC